CCGATCAAGCTCCCCCACCAAGGACAGCAGAATGAGGCTATGCGTGGTGAACTGGGAGCGCCGGGCTTCGGCTTCGATGGCCGTCGCCAGCGTGCACAGGATCTGGAACAACTGCCGCCTCGTCATGGCGTGTCCTCCGCGTCCACCGTGGCCCCTGGCAGGCCGGCCACCGTATCGATCAGCACGTCGAACTGGTCGAGGATATCGTACAGGGCCCGGCGCTCCGGAGAGTCCGGGAGCGCGGCGACGGCGTGTTGCAGCGCATCGACCAGGTCGCAGAACTCGGCGAATACCGACATGGCGGGTCCTCCCTAGGCCACGGCAAGCGCGTGGAGAATCGCCGGAAAATTGCTCTCCACCAGGGCGTACCCGGTGCGCTCCTTCACCCAGCGGCCGGCCTCCTCGCGCCCGGTAATGTCGGGCGCCTGCTGCTTGATGTGCGTCCAGATCTGCTGGCGCAGGTCCGCTGACGTCGGGGCGTGCGCGGGGGCGGGTGCCTGCGTCTCTTCGGGCTCGTTGATGTCCTGCGTGAAGACGTCCGACAACGCGCCCGTGCGCAGGATGGCGTCAATTTGCGCCGATTTTTGCGCCATCTTCACGGCCTTGTTGATGTCGCCCTTGTCCTGCGCCAGCGTGCGCGCGCCCCGGCCTTCCCCGACCACCTGCCCGTCGCGGGTGGTGAGCCGGCAGACATAACACAGGGTGCCTTCCTTGGCGCCGAGCATGCGCCAGGTGGCGGCGTCTTCCTCGAACGCGGCGGCCAGATGCATCAGGGCCATGAACTTCTCTGAGCCCGCCTTGGAGAGGGTGGGCTTGCTGTCCCGGCCACCGACCCGCAGCACATAATAATCGGTGCCCTCGCTCAGTTGTTCCTTGATGTACTGCGTGACGAGTTGGCGTTGTTCGCGCCAGGCGGTCATGGAGTCGGCCAGGGCCTGGGCTTCCCGGCTGCGGGTCACGACCGTGGTGGGACGCATCACGCCCGTCACCGGCGCGTCATCGGGCTCGGGGATGTACGTGTCGTCAGCCATAGGGGCGATCTCCTTTCCTGGGCCATCCTGGGGCGGTGGCGCGGGCATGTGGGCGAGGCGCTCGTCCACCGTCACCGGGGGGAGCGCCAGGGGCAGGGTCTGGTCGTCCACGGGAGACGGGGCGTCGTCCGTGCTGTCGAACGGCACCCGCGCACTGCGCTCCCCGGGCTCGGCAGGCAGCACCACCATGGGGCGGTCGTCCGTGGGCCGGGGCAGGCCCTGGGGGGAATACCCCATGCGGCGTTGCCACTCGACGTAGAGCACCACACTGATATGGTGATAGCACCACTTGCTCTTGCCCTGGTTCGCCTGGGGGCAGGAACAGTGGTCCGTGACACGGTACAGCCGTTTGCCACTGCCCTCGACGGTGTAGGAGCCGTCACTGTTGGGCGTCAGACGGCCTTCCGTGAGGATGCGGGCCGCGCGGTTCAGGCGATTGCCCACGCCCTCGTCGGGGAAGAAAAAGGGAGGGCGTTCGTGGTGCCTGACGACTTCCCATAACAGACGTTCGGCTTCGGTTTCCATAATCTCGTTGATGAGTGTAGGGGTTCCTGATATTGTTCCCACAGTGCGATTCCTTCTGCTAGGGGGACCGTGCGAGAGCCCCACACCAATGTGCAGTTGGTGTGGGGCGTTTGTCGTTCTATCTAATTATATCGAAACTTTGTGGAAAAAACTTTACCACAAATAGGCGCGAATTTTTTTCTCTATATACCCCCAAAAAAAGCGAAGTCTGTGAAGACATTACTAGTAAGTTACTCATAAATAATCAGTTATAAATTTAAAAATGTCTTCACTCCCACCACGAGGCGTGAAGACATCTGAAGACATTTTTTCACAATGTCTTCACTGTTTTCAGTGTCGGCTTTTTTTTCGAAAGTTTTTGTTTTTGCATTTTCTGTAAATGTCTTCACCAAAGCGGACTACCAAACCTCGCGCACAGTGCTCCAGCTAGAGCCGTAGGCTTAGCGGGAGAGGTTCAATCGCCCTCGCCTATAATGAAGCGTCCTCGTGAGAGCTTTTCCACTTCGCGAACTTTGGCACAGCGATAGAGTACAAGACTCAGATTCTTACGCGTCTGCCTGCTATCGGTCAGTTCCAGTTCGTTGAGCAGGTCCCCGATGGTCAGTGGCGCGGGAGAGCGGCGCAGGCTCTCCAGGACGCGCGTGCGCATGTCGCCATAGTTGTTCATCTCTGGTGCGCCGCCGGTGTACTGGAGGAAACACCGCCCACCGTCGAAGGTAAACTTGATGTACATCTTCTGTTCTTGCCCGTGCCGGATGGTCATATCAAGTTCAATATCCTCGTGGTCTCGATTGACCATAATCAGGCCATCGGCCACCGCCTGCTTGGCGACTGAGCCATACAGGGTGTCCACCATCAGCACATCATCCCGCGAGCGCTTACGCCGGTGATCCAGACACACCATCGAACAATGCTGACTTTTGGCAAGCTCGCGCAACGGCACTAACATATCTTTGGTTTCTTCAAACTGGTTGCCATTCTTTTTCAGCACATACAGATAGGAAATAGGATCAATGATGATGAGCCGCGGATGATGTAAGGCTATCGCTTCTCCCATCCAGGCAATGAGTCCATCACTAAAGGAGGGCAGCGCTGAGGCCCCATGCAAGAAGATGAGCTGGCCTGGATGGAGTGTTGCCTGTGGCATGAGTTCGTCAATCCGCAAATGCGTATCGTCCATGTCGTCTTCCAGAGAGATATAGAGGACCTTCCCGGCATCCGGTTTCCAGTGTCCACACCACAGGCCATCCGTTGCGACAGCGAGAGCAAGGGCGTATGCCAGATAGGTTTTGCCGCCCTTGGGTGAGCCGCCAAGGAGGGTGAGCCCATCGGCAATGACGCCTGGAAGCAGCCAGCGGCGTGGAGTCATCACCGTGCTCATAATGGCTGCCGCATCCGTAAAGGCAAATGGATCACAGCGTGGTTCTGTCTGCGCGTGGTGTCCATTGCGACGTGCCGCCACGTCCTCCACGGCCTCGATCCAGGCCCGCACGGCCAGGCGCGGTTCCTTGTTCGCAGCGGTGACCGCCCGCGCCCACGCAATTTTGTCATGCCGGATGGCCGCCACCTCGCGCACGGTTTGATCAAGCATCCAAAAATCGGTTCCCGGTTGCGTTTCGAGTGTTTCAAGCAATTCATGGTCACGATCCGTGAGTGGCATCGTTGTCCCCCTGTTCCTGCTCTAAGACTGTCAAAAAGCGGGCGGGATGAATGCCAGACGTGTGCAGCGCCTGTGTCAGTTTCGCCTTGGCATGGGCGGAGCGTGAGGCAAGCTCCCACGTTTTCGCCCGTGCCGGGGCACAGGTTTGGATAAAGTCAGGGTCACTGACGATCATCTCTTCCAGCATCACCTGGGCGATGTCATCCGGTTTGACGATCTCCAGAGCGGCCAGGCGGGAGATACGTGGACTACGCCCCCGGGGTGGGGCGTTCCTGGCATAGAGGGGGTGCACGCAAAACAGGTTGCGCACCTCGATGCCGAGTGCGGCGCAGATGTCCTCAATGGCGCACTGGTGGGCAAAGCAGTGCAGCAGCGTCATGGGATTGCCCTGGCGATCACGGCCCTGCGCAATGCCCATGGCACTCGCATTGTCACCACCATGGACCGGACAGCGGGCACGCCATTTCTTGCCATGCTGTTTTCCATCAAGCCATGCGGCAATCTCAGCCGGGGTGTACCAGATATGTCGCTGCGCATCAGGAATGTTGGACATCCCTGCTTCCTTTATGCAAAACTCTATGGTAAATTGAATGGTAACAGAGTATAGCAAAAGCCCCACGGCTTGTGAGGTGGAAAACAAATGTCTATGCTTTCTGCATGGAAACGCTCACAGAACCATCAGACAGCCCTCCCAAAAAGAAGCGCGGCCCGGCACGGAAACCGAACCGCATGGTGGATACGCACATCCACATGCCGGAAGACCTCCTGGAGTGGTGCAAGCGCCAGCCCGAGGGCTTTGCCGGGCTGGTACGGATGCTGTGTACCCTGGAAAAGCACCGCCGGAGCCTGCAACCCTAACCCTCACTCCACATTGACCTGACGCTCACGGCCATCAAGGACCTGCTGGAGCGCGGCAGGAATGGGCACTAGGCACCACGGAGCTTGGCGAGAATCTCCTGGAGCTGACCAGGCCGCCAACACTCCGCCACGACCGTCTTGCCGTGTAAGGCCCTGAGCCACAGCTCCTGCTCCCGCGTCAGCTTGCCCCTTGCCGTTTTCAGCTCCACCAGGTATACATACGGCATCCCTTGCGTCTCACCGATAGGCCCTGTCCACCCCACTGGCCGGGGGTCCACAATGGCCAAATCCGGCCAGCCCGGGCTACTTTTCCGGGCGTCATAGTGGTGATGCACCACCAGGCCGAGCTCCCGCGCCAGCCGCACCACCTGCGCCTGGAACCGCGCCTCGGCCACGTTGTCAGGCATGGGCTGCCCACTGCGGGCCAGGAGGTACTGGTACTCACTCTCGCTCAGGCGCATCGATCTCTCCCTCCTGCGTGACGACGACCCGCTCTTTGTCCCTGTGCTGCCATCCCGCCAGCACCGCCTCGGCGCCGCATACGCTGCACCGGGCGTGCGTGACCACTTGATACCACCCGTCATTCCAGGCCGGGCTGGTGGGCAAGAGCCACAGCGGCCGCATGCGGTGCACATGTTTCATCGGGTATCCCTCCACAGCACGACGTACAGGGCCCCCAGGAACACCCCGAACGCCAGCAGGCCCAGCACGAGGAAGACGTCACCGAGCACCTGGGGTCTCCTTCGCCGCGTCTCTGGCCTCGCGCTTGATGGCCGTCAGCGTGGCCTGGATGGCGTCGAGTGCCCGCAGCCACTCCTGCGGGATGCCCTCGGCAAACCAGGTCTGATAGCTGCTGGCACACAGGCCCAGCCGGTTGTAGAGCTCCCGCCCACGCGTGCGCTGCGCCTCGGTGGGGACAGGCAGCCACAGCTCACCCTGCATCGTGGGTCTCCTCCCGGTGTCTGCGAGCCAGCCGCTCATAGGCCTGGCGCTGGCGCGTCGTCAGCCCGACAATGGTGATGTGCGGCACGTCCATCTCAGGAAAACTCTGGCCGCCAAAGTTCCTGGTACGGCAATCGCTACAGAACGCATTGCTGTCGTCGTGGTCATCGGCACAGACCAGGGCAACACCGCAGATCCCGCACACCGTGCGCATATCACCTCCTGCGCGTGGGCAGCGCCCAGGCCGTGGCACGCGGCCCGGGGTCACTGGTGGAGGTACGCACCTGGCTCTCCACCCACGCCTCGAGATCGGCCTGGCGGTACACCACGCGGCGGCCCACTTTGGCGTAGCGGGGGCCCCCGCCCTGCCCGCGCCATTTGGTGAGGGTGCGCGGCGAGACGTGCAGGTACTGGGCGGCGTCGTGCGGAGTCAAGAGAGAAGAGTCAGGCATGGGTAGCAGCCTTCTTTTGTTCCCGACGATAGCGATCTAGCCGTGCCTTTTTCTGGAAGCAGCCGAAACACAATTCGCGATGCGGCATCGCTTTGCGATGACGACAGTAGGTACAGATATCTTTCGCTTTCATGCGCGCATAACGTGCGGCAGAGTCTTGCCGCATTTTCTCTGCACAATCGGCACAGCGGCGCTTGCCTTCGAGGGCTGGCGCTTTCTTGCAGTCTTTGCAGATGCCTTGCGAGACGGTTTTCCAATAGGCGGTATGGTCCTTCTCCATACATATCTCACATAATCGACGATTGGGGACGGACGGCCTATGACAACGAGGGCACAGCCTCTGCTGTTTATCTAAGTCCTGCAGCGAATCATGCGAATCATGCACGATTGGCTGTTTATCTAAGTCCTGCAGCGAACCATGCGGCGGCACCGAGAGTCCTCCTGAACGATGGTTCATCATAGGGCACGGGCTCATCGGTCAAATGCCAGTCCTCATTAATGAACCGCATGGCCGTTTTGCGACTATACGGCGTTCCTTCGATCAGGATCGGAATCTCTGTCGATGGCATAGAGACGTTTCCACGACTGCGTTCCGTATACATAGCATTCCAGGCAACGGCGGTGATATATGCCAGCTCGACAGCGCTGCGCCGTTGGACATGGGCCTCCGTCTGAAACCACTTCGCCAGCAACCGCGTCGGATGGGACGGGAAAATATGGTCTTCATGGGCGATTTGATGCCAGAAGGTTTCGGCCATGCCGGGATTGAAGCGATACTGGACAAGGGCCATCGCGAGGATGGGTTGCCTGAGCAGATAGTCATGCCAGCGCTTTTGACAGCCTGCGATATCCCGGACAAACCACGTCGCCTCATTGGTCCATTTCAGGGCCGCCAGATAGAGCAATTCGTTATCCCGCAGATAGCCATGTGTTTTGATGGCCTTGGGTGTGCTATAGACAAAGCCGGAGAGGACAAGGCGCATGGCACTAAAGAGGACCTCCCCCTGTCGCTGGCTGAGACCGCTGTGCTCGGCAAAGCCATAGGCTTTCAGCATGTCCCTGGGGCTACGCTGGAGTTGCCGGTCAAACGTGTTGTAGAGCATGTCGATCTCGTTGGGACTGCTGACGTGATAGCGTTGCAGCGTGACCCAGAGGGGTTTGTCGGCACGGATGATGGCATGCAACGTATGATTGCCGTTAATGATGTATTCCCGTCCGCCATGAATGGCCAGGGCCACCTCCGTGCCAGGGCGGTGTTTGGCGATGCTGATGAGATAGCGTAAAAACTCGACATGATGCTCACGAATGGGCCGTTGGCCTTCATAATGGGCGTTGTTAACCCACGTTTGCGCCTCGCCGGGATGTACCTGATAGCGTTCTACGGTAAAGTGAATATTTGAGAGCATGTGCGCTCCTTTCTTTGGTGCTGGCCAGCGGGTATCTTGCGCATACCTGCTGGCTTCGTGCTCAATGATCATTGCCCTGCCAGCCATCGACCGCATTCGGGAAGACCTCGCAGCCCACTCCGAAGTACACGGCTTCATAGCCGAACTCATCGATGGCCAGCGAGAGATCATAGATCAGACTTTTGAAGATGCGGTCCTGTCTTGTTGTCTGCGTTTCTCCTTTGACCATGTTGTCGTCCGTGTGTTCTACCTCCAGGCGTGGCGGGAAACTCTGCAACCAGTGCCGAATTTGCTCTTTATCTGGCGTGCTCATCCTCGTCTTCCTCAAAAAAGCGTGCGATAGGCAGCCCTAATTCACTTGCCAGTTTTTGTATCTGTTGTGCTGTGATCGCAATGGTGTGATGTTCGTATTTGCAGTACGTCGAGGTTGCTACGCCCAGGATGCGGGCAAAGCTTTCCTGGCTGGCTTTTCTGGACCTGCGAATCTCCCGCAGTCTCAGTCCCATAGGGCCTCCCCCTTCCGTCATGGTATCCGGTAAGCGGAAATTCTACACCTTTAAAATTTCCTTGCAAGAAACTTTTTGTCCATCAGTTCCCTCGTTTCTGGGAACTCCGGCGTTCAGGCCGGAGAGGAAGAAACGTGCGTGCCAACGAGCACGCACAGCTTTGTTCAGGGTTTTTCCCCAGGTTGTACAATGTTTGTGCACTGTTTCTGTTTGGCATACTGAGGTACACTTTTCTTGTCGCCGTAGGGCATACGGAGACGTTAAACGCCTGCGAAAAGCATGAGTCCTGGGGGGGAAGCTGGTTCCATGTATGATCCAGTCGCCGCACATCTGTACTACGAAGCACATAAAGACGAACGACGTGCGCGCTATCTGGCAAATCAGGAACAAGCAAAAGCCTATCAGCGTGAATACAAACGGACTCATTGTGCCTACCGCATGCTGCATAAAGCCAAGGAGCGTGCGAAAAAGCTTGGTATTCCCTTTAACATCACTCTGGCTGACATAGTGATCCCTGAGCGCTGTCCTGTGTTTGACATCCCTTTGACCTATAACACTGGAAAACGTGTTGATAGCACAGCAACGCTTGATCGTCTTGTCCCCAAGCTTGGCTATGTCAAAGGCAATGTTGCAGTGATCTCCTGGCGAGCCAATAAGATCAAGTACAAGCATACCTTTGAGGAGTTGCGGCGCATTGTGCAATGGATGTCCTCCTTTGACATCGGTTAGGGGGATTGCATGAGCGAAAACCAAGCCAACAAACTCCCTCCGGGCAGCATAAAAAGTAACAGGAACGGGGAATTGCTCCCCGGAATCCTCGTCCTTCAGGGCGAGGAGCATGTCAACATGGAAACAGTTGGATGCTGGGAGTTTCGCATGGCAAGAAGCCTCTGAAAAACCAGGGGAATTTCAGAGTGAGAGGCTCTGCGCTTGGGCGAGTGCGGAAGCAGGACGGAAGCACGCGGGGGAGCCTGCAGGCTCCCGCCGGGTGGGGTGGTTCGTCGTCGTCCGTGGGCAGCCGCAGCACGAAGCCGTTGCCGAGATCGACCGTGCCCGGTGGCGTGCCTGTGGGCGGCTGGAGGTGGGCCTGCCAGCGCTCCCGCTCCTGCGGATCGCACTGATGGCGTCTGGCCTGGGCGCGGGTGGCGTACAGGTGCCCACAGTGGGGACAGCCGGGGCCGTAGAACGTGCGTGTGCGTCTCATCGGTCTCTCCTTTCCTGCCACTGCATGTGCTCCTCCTCCAGGCGGGCCTGCTCGTCTTCCAGGGCGTCGCGCCGGGCCGCCAGTTCCTCCGGGCACACGATGTGCCAGTGCTGCCCCTCCGGCATGGCCTCCAGGGGACCCAGGCAGAAGGTGCCGGGGTGGAGGGTATCTTCGGTGATCCACTGCGTGTCGTCGGCCTCCCACAGGGCCAGGGCCTCGTACAGATCGGTCGTGATGGTGCGCATGGGGTGTGCTCCTCGTGGGGGAGGATACCCTCCCCCCGTGTCTGGTTACGCCGCCTGCGGCAGTTCGTAGGTGGCTTGATACGCTGGGCCTATTTTGACGGTGAGCATTGCCGCGAGGGCATGGCTGCACAGGCTCTGGCGATGGGCCATGTGCGGGCAGTCACAGTGCCAGGGCCCCCGCGTCACCAGGTGCGCCGCCTGCGGGTCGCGCTGGCTGCCCACCAGGAAACTCCCGCTGGTTAAGGGCCACACCTGCCCGTGCTGCACCAGGGTGGCGGCCTTGGCGATCCGGCTGGCGGCTTCGGGCAGGGCCGTGACCGCGTCGCCTACCACCTGTGCCAGCCTGGCGGTTTCGGCCTGGGCCGCCATCGCCTCGACGCGGGCAATGTGCGCCGCCTCGATGGCCGCGTACCACTCGCTGCCGGTCTTCGTGCTGAACCGGCCGCCTTCGTTGCGTCGTCTCGTGGTCTGTGCTACGTTCGTCATGATCCGTGCCTTCTCGGGTGCGGGTTCGTGTGTGGCGCGATGTCTCTTTTGCGGGGGATCATCGCGCCATGCTGTCTATCTAATCTTATCCTCTACAAGTTATAAAGTAAAGGGTATTTTAGTAAAAATTTGACAAAAATATCCTCCTTACTGTATATTTTATGGAAATAGGAGGATATACGATGGTCAGCCTTGGGAAAGAACTCCGCAAAGCCCGCATTGACAAGGCGTTAAGCCAGCAAGAACTCTCGGCCAGGACAGGCATTGCCCAGAAACATCTCAGTGCCCTCGAATGTGATCAGATGTTGCCGAAGTGGCCCACGATTGCGCGTCTCGCCTCAGAACTCGATTTGAATCTCAATGATCTCGCCTGGGAATGGACACGGATGCACCCCAGAGAGGAGGACAAGCATGCCTGACCTCTCCCCCGACGATGCCGAGGGCGTGGTCGCCCACCTGGCGCGCTCCCTCGACCGGGTGGCGCACAAATCCGGTTGACACGGCAGGGGCGATGCGTGTATGTTCTCTCTCGTGCAGTAGTCTGTCTAGAGGAAGATAGTAGTAGTAGTATTACTCTACTCTCTCTCCTGGGGATAGGCTATTGCCTTTTTTGTGCCTACCCCGCTCTAGTCACAGCCTACCCACACCGACCCAGGGACTCACGATAGACCTACAGCACCCGCCGTACGTTCGTCCACACCGGGCGTACGGATGGGGGATGCGTCCTGTATCCGAAGGAATGGCTAAAGTAGCCAGAAGTAGCCAATGCCACGAGGGGGCTCTAAACCCGGCGAGCGCCGTGGTGGCCGCCAGGCCGGCACGCCGAATAAGCGCACCAGCGACGGCGAAGCCTATGCCCGCGCCATTGTCGAAGATCCCAAGGGTATTGCACGCCTCCAACGGGATTTTCGGGCTGGGAAACTGCCGTCGCCTGTGCTGCTGCACCTGCTCCAGCTTGCCTACGGCACGCCCAAAGAGTTAACGCTTGTGGCGATAGAGGACGGATCGCACGATGGCGAGCATCGCAACGGCCAGGCGCCACAGACGCGCTATATCCTCACGGCCTCCTAGGGTGGCGGAAGTGACGCTATTTCCTCTGCGGCCGGCGCAAGAGGCGCTCTATCTGGCAAGGCAACGTTTTAATGTGTGGGTCTGCCATCGCCGCTTTGGCAAAAGTTATCTTGCCTTGCGCTGTCTCCTGGAAGGCGCGTTGACGTGTCCGCTGCCCTATGCCCGCTTTGCCTATGTCGCCCCGCTGCGCAACCAGGCCAAAACCATCATGTGGGACATTCTCAAACGCATTACTGGCCCTCTTGACGCACTCCAGGCCAATGAAGCGGAACTGCGCCTCGACTTCCCCAACGGCCATCGCTTGACCCTCTTTGGTGCCGATAATCCTGACGCGATGCGTGGGATCTACCTCGATGGCGTCGTCTTTGATGAATACGCCCAGATGCGGCCACGGACCTGGCATGAGGTGGTACGTCCGGCGCTCGCCGACCGGCAGGGCTGGGCCATCTTTATCGGGACACCGCTTGGGAGAAATCATTTTCACGACCTCTACCAGGCGGCGCAGACCCTGCCCGAGTGGCATGCGGCTCTCTACCGTGCCAGCGAGACGGGCATTGTCCCTGACGCCGAACTGGCGTTGATGCGTCAGAGCATGGCCCCGGAACAATACGCGCAGGAACTGGAAGCGTCCTTCGAGTCCGCCCTGATCGGTGCCTACTACGCCGAAGTCCTCCAGACGGCCAGAGACGAGCAGCGCATCACCGCCGTACCCCACGACCCGACGCAGCCCGTCTACACCGCTTGGGATCTAGGCTTGAGTGATGCCACGGCCATTTGGTTTATCCAACATATTGGGCAACGCTTTCATGTGATTGACTATTTGGAGGCGTCCGATCATGGGATGGAATTCTATGTGAAGGCCCTCCATCACAAGCCGTACACCTACGCCAAACATTTCTTGCCTTTTGACATCGAGCACCGCGATTGGTCCGCGAATGGCCACACACGCTTGGACATGATCCAGCAACTCGGCCTCACGCCTGTGCAGGTGGTGCCACGTGGCAATGTCAGCGACGGCATACAAGCCACCCGTAATATGTTTCCGCGTTTTCTTTTTGACCAGGAGAAATGTCACGCGGGCATAGAGGCATTGGCGAACTATCGGCGCGAGTGGAGCGAGGAACACCAGGCCTGGAGCGGGAAACCTCTCCACAATTGGGCCTCACATGGTTCTGATAGCCTTCGATATTTTTGTATGGGATGGCATGAAGAACCACCCAGGACACCACGCCAACCACAGGCTCCCATGCTTGCGGGCGTGCCTCCGGACCAGCAGTGGATGGGGTGATTTATACTAGAATTATATATGGCAGAATTTGTATATACAGCCTGACGGGCGTCGTCGCTGTAAAACGTGTAATAGGCGCAGAACCGGGGAGTGGAAAGCCGGGCATTAGGAGGGCGTATGGCTACGAAGAAAACGAAGACCGACACGCTCGTGCAAGAGGCATTTGATGAGGTCATGCACACGCCACCCTCGACGCTCAAGAAAGGCCAGTCGGCTCCTGCCCGGCACAAGCAAGAAGTGGCCATTGCGCTGAGCAAGGCACGTGCGAAGGGCGCAGACGTGCCACCGCCCCCCAAGAAACGCGGCGCACGCAGCACGTATTAGGAGCGTCGTATGTCTCTGGTCAACTGCTCGGATGGGCCACCCCCCCTCGAGACGCCCTGCACCGCCCTGGAACGCCTGTGCGCCTCGGTCCATTGTATGGCCGATGAGCTCGAACGGGCCCTGCAGACCTTGCCGGCGGACCATCCCTGCTACGCACCGATCCACACCGCCATGATCAGCCTCTTTGCGTGTAGCACGGAGGTGGGCGAGTGGCTCGACATCCAGGAGGACGCGCCCCGTGGCTGAGTCCCGCTCTACCCCCCGTGCCTCCCAAGACGAGGCCGTCTTGCTCGACGACATCCGCACGCGCTTTGCCTACGTGCAGGAGGTCGAGGCCGACTGGCGCCGCCGGGCCGAAGAGGACCTGCGCTTCTTTGCCGGCGAACAGTGGGACCAGCAACTCCTCACCTACCGCACCGGCCGTCCCTCCCTGGTGATCGATCGTATGGGCACCACGATTCGCCAGCTCGTCAACGAAGGCCGCCAGCAACGCCCCGGGATTACCGTCTCTGCCGTCGATAGTGGCGCCGACCCGGACACCGCCGAGAAGATCCAGGGGCTTATCCGCCACGTCGAGGTGCAATCCAACGCCGACCTGGCCTATACCACCGCCCTCGAACACGCCGTCATCTGCGGCCGCGGCTTCCTCCGGGTGCAGACGCGGTATCCGGACGCCTCGACGTTCGACCAGGAAGCGCTCATTTGCCGCATTCCGCACCCGCTCTGGGTCTACCTCGACCCGCTGCATGAACAGCCGGATGGGGCGGACGCCCGCTGGTGTTTTCTTGCGCGCCAGATGCGCCGCCGGGAGTATCAGACCCAGTACGGGGGGACGGGGCAGGACCTGGCCGGCTGGGCCGCGCTGCACACCGGGTGGATTACGCACGATACCGTCCGCGTCGCCGAATACTATTGGGTGGAGACGCACCGCACGACCCTGCGTCTGCTCCAGAGTGGCCAGGTGTTGTCCGTGACGGACGAGGTTCCGGCAGGGGCCCGCGTGCTCCAGTCCAGGACGGTCGAGCGCCACGAGGTCTGGCACTGTCTCACCAACGGGCACGCCATCCTGAACGATTCCCTGACCCGCTGGCCGGGCACGAAACTGCCGCTGGCGCAGGTCATCGGCGAAGAAAGCGAGGTGCAGGGTCGCCGGGACTGGCGCGGCCTGGTGCGCCGCCTGCGCGATCCGCAGCGCCAGTACAACCTGATGGTCTCGACCAAAGCCGAAATTATCGCCCTGACGCCGCGTGCGCCGTTTATCGGGGCGGAGGGCCAGTTCGAGAATCACCCCGAGTGGGCCATGGCCAATGTGCGCAACTATGCCTATCTCGAATACAAGCCGACCAGTCTCAATGGCCAGCCCATGCCGCCGCCGCAGCGCTCAGCCATCGAACCCCCCGTCCAGGCCGTGGTGGGCGCCTCGCTCCAGGCCGCGGACGAAATCAAGGCGATCAGCGGCTACTACGACCCTGCGCTCGGCGAGCAGTCCAACGAGACCTCGGGCGTCGCCATCCGCCAGCGCCAGGCCCAGACCAATACGGCTACCTATCACTTTCTCGACAATCAGCGCCGCGCCATTCGCCTCATCGGTGAGATCCTCGTGGACCTGTTTCCGCACATCCTGACGCAGCCGCAGACCGTGCGCATTCTCGGCGAGGACGGCCAGGCCAGTCAGGTGCCGATTAATCAGCCGCTCGTGGACCCCAGCACGGGGCAACCGCAGGTGCACCCGCAGACGGGCAAGCCGCTGATCTATGACCTCGCCGCCGGGCGCTATGACGTGGCCATCGAGGCCGGGCCGTCCTACGCCACGCAGCGCCAGGAAAATCAGCAGATTCTCACGCAGATGCTTCAGGCCGCGCCGCAACTCATGGGCATTCTGGGCGACCTGTACGTGCAGAGCTTAGACATCGACCTGGCTGGCAAGATGGCCGACAGGCTCCAGCGTGCCATGCCCCCGCACTTGCTGCTCGGCGAGGAAGGGGCGGAAAAGAACCTGCAGGTGGCGCAGGCGAGCCAGCAACTGGCGCAACTGCCCCAGATGGCCCAGCAACTCCAGCAGGCCCAGGCGCAACTGCTCCAGCTCAATCAGAGTGTGCAGTCCCTCACGCAGACCAATAATGAGTTGACCTTGCAGCTCATGAACCGCGACAAAGATTTTCAGGTGCAGATGCGCAAGCTCGACATTGAAGAGGCCAGCAAGGGGCAGGAGCGCTTTGTCGACCAGGAAGCGATGAATATTAAAGCGTACGAGGCGGAAACGAAGCGCTACGAAGCGACCATGACCGAGGCTGCGACGGACGTGCAGGGCGGCCCGTATGAGGCCAATGGCCGGGGAGGTGTCTAGTGGCCGAGGACCAGTATCAGGGCATTGTGACCACCAGCCCGGCGCCCGTGCCGGACGCGCCGCCGCCGGAGCCTGCCCCCGAGGCGCCACCCCAGCCGGCGCCCTGGGAAGCCAAACTGGCGCAACTCGAACGCCTGACGCAGCAGCTCCAGGTGGATAACGCCGCCTTGCGCGCCACCGTGGAAACGACGCAGCGCTTACGGCCCGAGCCGCCGGCCGCGCCTCAGGAACCGGCTGGTCCGCCGGCCCGGCCGCAGGCCTCAGCGTATACGGACCAGGCGCAGTATGACCAGGACATGCAGACGTGGCTGGAGCAGACGGTCGAGCATCGCACGCAGCAGACGCTCCAGGCGGCCGAGCAGCACCGTGCGCGCCAGGCGCAGGAGCAGGAACTGGCGCGCACGCAGGCCGAACTTGATGCCAGGCTGACCGCGCGCGAAGCCGCCGTGCGCCAGACCCAGACCGACTATGACCAGCTCGCACAGCAGGTCGCCGCGCAGATGAGCCAGGCGACCTACTGGGCGGTGCGGGCCACCGGGGACGCGGCGCCCGATCTCGTGGTGCACCTGGCGCAGCATCCCGAGGTGCTGCAACGGCTCAATCAGACCGCGCCGCATCTGCTGGGCTATGAAGTGGGACGCCTCAGTGCCCAGCTGGCGCCGCCGCCCGCAGCCCAGACGCCGCCTGTAGCAGAGACCTCAGCGCCGCCTGTGGTCCCCGTGGGGCCTCCCGCGCCCCCGGCCCCATCGCCCGTGGCCACGCGCCCACCCCCGCCGGCCCCACCCCAGATGGTGACCGGCGGGGGCGTGGTCCCGCCGGGCGGCTTCCATGACCAGATGTCGCAGCGGGCCTACGAAGAGGAACGCAGGAAACAGAATCCGCGCCTGTTCAGGCGCTAACCGCGCGGGAGCGAGAGGACGAGGACGCTAGGTCAGGGGGCTTCTGCTCTAGGGCCTTGACACCCTCGCCTCCGCACTGCGCACCGCCGAGGCGTCCTAGAGCCCCCTAGACGCAGGGTCCATACCTGCGGGGAAGCCCCTCCCCGTCACGCTGACATTTCTGGGAGGGCTCTCCAGTGCCAAATGTCCTGACCGTGATCCAAATGACCTCACGTGAACTCTTGATGATGCTCAAAAATAACCTCGGCTTCTCCAAAGGCGTGTCCCGCCAGTGGGAAGCCCAATTCGCCGTGCAGGGGGCGAAAATAGGGGCGAATCTCCAGATCCGCAAAACGCCGCGCCATGCCGTGCAATCGGGGGCGCCGTTTAGTGCGGAGAACTATACGGAAGAGTACGTCACCCTCGTCGTCAACCAGCAAAAGCATATCGACGTCGAGATGCTCTCGACCGAGCTGACCCTGTCGATGGACGACTGGTCGCGCCGGGTGGCCCGGCCCGGCGGCACGCGCCTGGCCAACGAGATCGATAAGGACGGCCTGATGTGCTACGCCCAGGTGGCCAATAGCGTCGTGTCACCCACCGACGCGACGCAGAAGTTTTATCAGTACAACCTGGCGCACGCCATTCTCCTCAAGGCCGGTGCCCCCATGGACGGGGACTTTTACGTGTGCCTCGAACCCCTCGAAAACGCGGCGGTGGTGAACAGTAACCGCGGGCTCTTCCAGTCGAGCGAGCGCATCAAGGAACAGTACGAAGAGGGCATCATGGGCCGCATGACGGGCGCCGATTGGGTGGTCGATCAGAATGTCGCCGCGCATACCACCGGGCAACGGGGCGGCACGCCCGTGGTGGCGGGTGCCGGGCAAACCGGCTCCAGCCTGAACACGAGCGGCTGGACGGCGGCGATTGCGGTCCGCCTCAATGCCGGGGACGTCATCCAACTGGCCGGCGTCTATGCCACCAATCCGCAGACCTTGCAGAGCACCGGGCGCTTGCGGGATTTTGTGGTCACGGCCCCGGCCTCGAGTTCGGGCACCGGCACGGCGACCCTGCAAATCTCGCCGCCCATTATCCTGCCGCCCGATCCGCGCGCCACGGTCACGGCGGGGCCGGCGGACCTGGCCGAAATCACCTTTACCGGGACGGCCTCGACCACCTATGCGCAGAATCTCTTTTATCACAAGGACGCCTTCACGTTGGCCGTGGTGCCCATGATCCTGCCCTTTAGTGGCCAGGCCAGCCGGGCCGATGACCCCGAGTTTGGGGCGAGTCTCCGGGTGTGGCGGGATTCCAACATTGCCACAGACACCCATCCCGCGAGGACGGACGTGTTGTACGGCTGGTTGGCCCAACATCCCGAGCTCGCCTGCCGGGTCTGGTCGACCCCAGGCGTCAGTTAGTGGTCCGGAACACCTTCGTGACCCCGCAGCGGGCGGGGTCCACAGGAGACCGTATGGCTGAAGACGCGACGCCCCAAAAGTATCCGGGCTGGCGCTATCACGTGAGGTTACCGGCCGTGGTGGTCCACTCTGAGGACGAGGAACACGCCCTGCCCGAGGGCTACGTGGCGCACCTGATTACCGAGGCAGAACGGGCGGAGGCGGCCGCGAAGGCGGCCGAAGGGGAGAGCTCCCCACGCAGCAGGAGCCACCGGTGACCACCGCCAGAGCCATTGTGCGCGGGGCACTGCTTGATTTGCAGGTGGTGTCCGCTGAGCAACCCATCGACGCCAGCATGGTGCAGGATGGCCTGGACTTGCTCAACGCCATGCTGGACTCCTGGAGTCTTGAGGCCTTGACGGTGTATTACACGCCAGCCACGGAGATCCCCTGGCCAGCGGGCACCCAGGCGCTCACGTGGGGGCCGGGCGGGGATATCCCGAGCGCGCGGCCGCTCAAGCTCCAGCCCTATGCCCAGTACCGCGATACGGCGACCGGCCTGGAGCTGCCGCTGACGGTGCTGGATCGCCAGTCCGCCTATGCGGCGTTCACGCTCAAGCGCCAGGCCAGCAGTACGCCACAGGTGCTGTACTATGCGCCGAGCATGCCCCTGGGGACGCTGTATGAGTGGCCCATTGCCAGCGAGGCCTGGACGATCGTGGTCTACCCGTGGCAGCCGTTTGGGCGGTTTGGGCACCTGGATGAGGACATCCTGTTTCCGCCGGGCTATGAGCGGGCCGTGCGTGCCGGGCTCAGTCTGGAGAGCGCGCCGCAGTACGGGGTGCAGCCCTCGCCCATGACGGTGGGGATTGTGGGCGAAGCGAAGGCGAACCTCAAGCGGCTCAACGCGGTCGTGCCAATCCTGGGGATGGACCCGAGCCTGGGGGAGACGACGGCGAGAGATCCGTACGCTATCTACACCGATGTGCCTTAGGAGGCCTCGTGCCAGTCTTGCAGGGTTTCTGTGCCCCATCCGGCCAGTCACGTTCTTCTACGGTGAGTAGCGAGAGGACCATAAACCTTTACATCGAAAATTCGCCCAACGACCCGCGCCAGCTCGTCTTGTACGGGATGCCAGGGCTCAGGCCGTGGCTGCTGCTGCCCTCGGCACCTGTCCGTGGCCTGTACGAGACCTCCACGTCTCGTACGTTCGCCGTGACGTCGACGACCCTGTACGAACTCTTCGCCGGTGGCTCGTTCCTGTCGCGTGGCACGGTGACGACGGGCACGGCCCCTGCCTACTTCGCGGATAATGGCCTGCACATGGTCCTCAGTGTCGATGGCGTCGGCTTTGCCTACGATCTCAGTACGAACGTGCTCACCGCGCTTCCCCTCACCGGCCCGCAGACGTTCGGGCGTTTTGGCTATCTCGATGGCTATCTGGTGGTCAATGAGCCCGGCACCGCGCGCTTCTGGTACTCCGGCCTGCTCGATGCACTGACCTGGGACGCCCTCGCCTTCTACAGTGCCGAGGGCCGTCCCGATCCGCTGGTGACGCTGTTCGTGGACCATCGGCAGATGTTCCTCATGGGCACACAGAGTACGGAAATCTGGGACTCAACCGGTGATGCCCTCAACCCGTTTGCGCGCAACAACAGTGCCTTCCTGGAGCAGGGGGGTGCCGCCCCCGCGGCCGTGGTGGGTGCCAATAACACGTTTTTCTGGCTCGGGGGGAGTCAGCGTGGTGAAGGCCCAATTTGGCGTTTGGACGGCTACACCCCGCGGCGCATCTCGACGTATGCCGTGGAAACGGCCCTGGGAACCATGGAGACCGTCGGCGATGCGGTGGGCTTTACCGTGTCGTGGAGTGGGCACTCGTGGGTGGGCTGGTATTTTGTGAGCGGTGATCAAACCTGGCTGTTCGATACGAACCTTGAGTCTTGGTGCGAATTAGCCGATCTTGGTGATGATGGGCTCTTGCATGCCTTTCGTTCGTATACGCATGCTTTTTCGTCAGGGGAACATGTCTGGGGTGATAGGACAAGTGGCCGGGTGTATCTCTGGGATGACGGCTATTACTTCTACGGCACGGACCCGATCTATCGCGCCCGGATTACCCCGCATGTGCGCCAGGATCAGCAGCCGGTCCTCTACAGTGCCTTCGAGCTCGTCATGGCGAGTGGCGTGGGTCTCGATGGGGGCGTGGTGCCCGGGACAGAGCCCCAGGTGATGCTGGCGTGGAGTGACGATGGCGGCGAGAGCTACAGTTATCCGCTGTGGCGCAGCGCCGGTCCCATCGGGCGCCGTGAGCGCCGCGTCATCTGGCGCCGCTTAGGGCGTGCGCCAACGACGCGCTGCTTCAAGGTCGCCATGACCGATCCGGTGCCCACAGCCTGGCTCTCCGCGCGCGTAGAGGTGGCCGGTGGCTGAATACTTAGAGCCCGCTCCCGCGAGACAGGCGGTGATTGACCGCGCGAATCTGCTCATCGACCGCAGCTGGTTGCTCTGGCTCGAGCGCGTGCGCCGTGCCGCGCAAGAGGCGGGGGTCCCCGGGCCGCCCGGTCCGGCCGGGCCGACGGGTCCTGCTGGTCCCCAGGGCGATCCGGGTCCGCCAGGCCCGCAGGGGGATCTCGGCCCGCCAGGGCCCCAGGGACCGCCTGGCGCCTTCAGTGAGACCACGCTCACCGTGGCCGTGAGTGGCGCGGCCGTCATCACCGTGGCGAATATGGCACCGCCCGGCGCAACCATCCTGGGCGTGACCTGGCGGGTCAGTACCGCCTTCACCGGGGGTGTGACGGGATTGCTCATTGGCGATAGTGTGGCGGGTGATCGTTGGGGAGCCGCCAGTGCCGTGACGCTGGGCACCGGTGGCGACAGCAGCGCCTGGCGTGGGCAGGGGGGCTTCACGGTGACGACGGCGTACAGTGTCCTGGTGTCGCCGGTGGGCGCAGCCCTGGGGGCAGCGGGCGCGGTGACGGTGAAATGTACATGGTGGCCTGTGATCACAGCACCTTAGAGAGGTGTAACGCGCGTGGATATGCTCGTGTGTACTGGCCTGTCTTTGCGGCGCCATAGGGGGACGCATGCACTTTTTACGCCTCGCCACGGGCCTGGATGTGACACCCCTGCTGCTGGCGCTCAGGCAGCAGCCGGCGTTGTGGGGAAGATCTTTTAGAACTACATTCCCGGAGAGCCCGCACCGCGAAATGCTGGACTGTGTGTTGCGCTGCCAGGTCGAGGGCAAGAGTGACGATCCCAGAGAGTGTTTCTGGCTGCCGCAGTGGGCGTGTCTGCCGCAGGCCAGGCCGCTGGTGTACGGCCTCCTGGCGCGCGTGGAGGGGGAGCGCTTGGGGCGGGTGCTGCTGACGTGGGGGCTGCCGGGGACCCAAATCTATAGGCATAGAGATATAGGACCAAAGGACGGTTTGCACTATGATTCAGAACCTTATTGGAGCCGTCATCATGTGGTATTGGAGAGCAATCCTGCCTGCACCTTTACCTGTGGCGAAGAGGGGGAAGAAGAAATGGTGCACATGGAAGCAGGCTCTGCGTGGTGGTTTAATAGCGCCTTGATGCACAGTTGTGCGAACAAGGGCACCACTGACCGAATCCACCTTATCATTGATGTCCATTGTGGGCATATGGGGGCTTAGGCAGTTTTTTTCTTGGTTGCTGCGAGCACGAGTAAGAACGGTTGTACAGGAATAGGCGGTAGTTTCGTGCCTTTGCGAGAATTGCAGGAGCCACATGCTCCTATGACATTGTGCACTGTATGGGAACCACCCTGTGACAGAGGTGTCAGGTGATCCTGGGTCAAATGGCCTTTGCAACGTTTTTTACAGTAGTAACAACGGTGGTTTTGCGCTTCCTGAATGCCAACCCATTCGGCAGAGGTCAAGTTATTGCTTGGGGCATTAGCCTTTCGCGCGCGACGTCTGGCGTTATGCATCGCGACGAATTCAGGACGTGCTTGGCGATACGCCAGTTGTCTTTGGCGAATACGCTCAGGATGTTTCGCAGCATAACGTTGATTCGAGGCACGTGCTTTTTCAGGATGTGCAGCTTTATAGGCTTTTCCTCTTGCACGTTCTTCTTCAGGGTGGGCAAGTCGATAGGCTTTTACTCTGGTAGCTTCTTCAGCGCGATGCAACGCATTACGTGCATTCTGTTTCGCCCTGGCTTTTGCTCGACGCTCCTCGCGTGCTTCAGGGTAGTCAGCTTCATAGGCCACTCTTGCCGCCCACGAGCGCTGACCAGCAGCTTTGTCCAATGCTTTTTTTCGTGCAGGATGAGCGATCTTCCAGGCCCGCGCTGCGGCTCGTTTCTTGGCTGCATGGCGTTGGTTGTAGATTTTATCATAGGCTCGTTTCTTCTCGCGCTTTTCTTGCAAAGATTGCGGCATGGCTCCAACTCCTCTTGTTGGTCCTCAGATGTAGCACGGCAGCCAGTGAGGTGCTGGGATTCGGGCCGTCGCCCTAGCCGTGCCATCGGCAGTATAGCAGGTGCCTTATGGCTACACTAATTATAGACCAAAAAGAGACGAAAACACAGTCAAAAGTAACCTATCAAGTTGAGACCTGGGAACAGTATTATCCAGAGGTGTGGCCTTTGTGGCAAAGGCACTGGCTGGAAGTCGCGCTGTCGCATGCCCAGATCCCGCTTGACCCCGATGTGGAGCGCTATCAGGCGTTCGCGGATGCCGGCCAGCTCCACATTCTCAGCATGCGCGACGGCGGCAAACTGGTCGGGTATCACGTGACGATCTGCACTGGGCATTTGCACTACAAAAGCACGCTGCACGGCCTGGTTGATCTCTATTACCTGTTGCCCGCCTACCGCAAGGGCCGTGCTGGCATACGGCTCTTCCAGGAAGCGGAACGGGCGCTGCGGGCGCGGGGCGTGGTGAAGCTCCAGACCGCGACGAAGCTGCACGCGCATCTGGATATGTCGCGCCTGCTGGCGTGGCTCGGCTATACCAACGTCGAGAAAGTGTATTCGAAGCTCCTCTAGGCCCTCTCGGGGCCGGAAAGGGAAGGGTGTCTCATGGTGGCGATAGCAGGCGCAGCCGCTGCAGCCCTTGGCGCGGGCGGGTCGATCCTGGGCGGCATGGGCGCCCAGAGTGCCGCCACGAAAGCCCGTCGCAGCCAGGAAGAGCAGTTCCGGCAATCCATGGCGCATCAGCGCTGGCTCGACCAGAACGCCTACAACCGCACGCAGCCGTGGATTGGCGCGGGGCAGGATGCCCTGACGAACCTGCGCAGCCAGGCGTGGTACAGCGAGAACGATCCGTCTCGCTGGTATCAGCGCGGCGGCGTCGATCCGAACGCCTATCGCTGGCAGTCCCTCCGCGGCGTGGACCCGAACCAGTACGGCTTTACGGCCGGCCCCACCGTCGATCCGAGCCAGTACCGCTTCAACGCCGATCCGTACAGTTTCAACGCCGAGCAGTCCCGCTTCAACGCCGACCCGTATACGTACACGCCCGGCGCGGTGCTCGACCCGAGCCGGTACCGCTACACGCCCACCGAGAGTGCGAGCCTGGGGCGCTTTGATTTTACGCCGCCAACCGTGACCGATGATCCGGGCTACCAGTTTCGCTTACGCCAGGGGCAGCAGGCCCTGGATGCGAGTGCGGCGGCGCGGGGTGGCTTAACCTCGGGCGCGGCCATGCGGGCGCTGACGCGCTATGGGCAGGAACTCGGGAGTCAGGAGTACCAGGCCGCCTACGGCCGCTCGTGGCAGCAGCAGCAAGAAGCCTATGAGCGCTCTCGCCTGGCCAACATGACGCAGGAAGAGCGCCAGCGCTACGCCGACGTGACCGGGTACGGCCGGGCGCTCACCGCGAACCAGATGGCCGATGAACGCGCGAGGTCCGCCGCCGCCCAGAATTACGCGCAGCAATTTGGCGCCAACCAGTTTAACGCCAACCTCGGCCTGCAAGCGCAGCAGCAGAACTTTGCCCGGGACTATCAGGTGGCGAGTGACTATTACAATCGTCTGGTGCAGCAGCAGCAGACCGGCTTTACGCAGGGCCTGGCCACGAATGATCTGGCGTATCAGCGCGCCGTGGCGGCGAACCAGCTCGCCGAAAGCCGCGGCCTGGCGGAGACGCAGCGCAACTGGCAGATGGACCTGGCGGCGAACCAGCTCGGGCAGGAACGCGCCTGGCAGGAGTATCAAGCGGAACTCGCCCGGCGCCAGAACGTCTGGAACCAGTACGCCTCGCTGGCCGGGCTCGGGCAGGTGGGCATGGGGCAGGCGCAGCAGGCCGCCACGCAATCCGGGCAGACCATGGCGAACCTGTTTCAGGGCCTTGGCACGGCCCAGGGCACGGGGTTTATCAACCAGGCCAACGCCGCCAATCAAATGTATAGTGGCATTGCCGGGAGCGTCAATCAAGGCCTCCAGAACTACATGCTCTCGAACTATATGAACAATCTTCAGACGCAGCAGCAGGCCGGGCAGATGGGGTTCAACGCCGCCGGGCAGCGGACCTCAGGACTCCTGCCGACGACCTGGCCTGCCTATACGCAGGGCGGGTACGGGGGCACGCAATATCCGGCCTTTGGTTAGGAGGACGTGGTGGGCACCTTACCGCAACTGATTGGCTTCCAGCCGCCACAGACCAGCCTGGCGGACACGTACACGGCCATGGCCCGGCTGGCGGCCTATGACCAGAGCCGCCGGACGAGTGCCTTCGAGTTGGAGGAGAAGCGGCGCGTGCGGGACGAGGACGCGCTGTGGCGCCAGACCATTGCCGGGGCGATCGCGCCGCCGCAGACGGGCCCGGGCTTTGTCGCGGCCCAGCCTCAGGCGGCCGTACAGCCCCAGGCGCTTGCGCCCGCGCCCGGCCTGTCCCAGACGTCCTTCACGGGACCCCAGGGCATGGCCCAGAACATCCCCACCAATCAGTGGTTTCCGGTCAACACGCAGACCGGCGCATGGGGCCAGCCGGGCGGGTTCACGGCCACCCAGCCTCCCGAGATCGCCGCCCTGGCGCCACCGGTGGATACCAGCCAACCGCCGCGCCAGGGCGGGGGCTTCACGCAGGCCCCCGTGGGCACCCCGCAGCCCCAGCCCGTGAGCCTGACCACCGCCCAGCCCCAGGCCCCTGCCCCCCAGCCGGGCTTCACCGCGCCGCAGCCCCAGAAACCGCTCAGTGCCAGCGTGCCGGGCCTGATGCCGATGCCCGACATGGCGAAGGTGCAGGAAGCGTTTCGGATCAACCCGGAAAAGACGTCGCAGTGGTACGGGACGTATTTGACGCAGCGCGGCAAGCAGCTCGATGAGGTGGACCGCAACAACAAGCTGGTCTATCAGTACACCAGTGCCATCCTGGAGAACCCCGAGTTCTACCGGCAGGCCCTGGAGCAGATGCGTGAGCAGGGTGTGCCGATCCCCAAGAACATGCCCACGACGTTCAACGCGGCCCTGGTGAAGTTCCACAACGATGTGAGCCGGCAGCGACTCGACCCGCTCCAGGAAGCCCAGCGCGAGAATCAGTTAGCCCTCGCGGCCCTCAATCGCGACAAGCTGCTCACGCAACAGCGCACGCGCGACATCCTTGGGACGGTGGGCGAGCAGATGCGGCAGCCGCCAGGGGGCGAGCGCGACGCAGGGAGCGGGACGCCCCTGGATACCCGTGCCCTGTCGCCGGCCTTTCTCAGCAAGAGTCAGCAGGTCGCGGATCGTCTCGAGATGCGGCACGATGACTTATTGCGCATCATGCACTTCGAGACCGGCGGGACGTTTGATCCAGGCGTGAAAAATCGGGCGGGCTCGGGCGCGACCGGCCTCATTCAGTTCATGCCGGACACGGCGAAACGCTTAGGAACGACATCCGAAGCCCTGGCCAAGATGACCCCCGAGCAGCAACTGGACTACGTAGAAAAGTATCTGAGCCAGTACAAGGGCCGGATCGGCACCCTGGACGATGCCTATATGGCGGTGCTCTATCCCGAGGCCATGGGCAAGGGCGGGGGCTATCGGCTCTTTACCAAAGAGGGCAATCCGACCGCGTACCGGCAAAATGCCGGCCTGGATCGGGAGGGCAAGGGCTACGTGACGGTAGCGGATGCGGTGGCGGCAGTGCAGCGCACGACCGGTGGCATGGATACGACCACTCGAGGGGAGGCGGGGGGGACGACCAGCACGGCGCGCGCCACGCCCGAGGTGCAACGGCTCAACCAGGAGATTGCCAAACGGCAGCGCATAGTCGACGCGCTCAGTCTCGACCCTGAGATGAACACCGTCGCCGATAATCAGCAAAAAATCATCGACCGCCTGACGAAGGAACGCGACCAGTTGACCGAACCGCAGCGGGCCGGGACGCGGGTGACGGCGGAAGAACAGGCACGGTATCAGCAAAAGCAGCAGCAGCAGGCCGGGCCGATGCTGCCCGAGGACCGCCGCAAGCTTCTCACCGGGCTGCGGACGGATATTCGGGCGGAGCCGACGTTCAAGATCTATCAAGAAGTCCGGAACGGCTATCAGAACGTGCAGGTTGGTGCGCAGCGGGATTCCTCGGAGGGCGATCTGGCCCTCATCTATGGGCTGGCGAAAATCCTTGATCCAGGCAGCGTGGTGCGTGAGTCAGAATTTGCCACGGTCGCGGCGGCGCAGGGCAAACTCCAGCAGCTCCTCAATACGCCCCAACGGTTTTTTGAGGGGGACCGCCTGACGCCGGAGAACCGCAAGAAGCTCCTGAGTATGGCGCAGGAGTTGAAGAACCAAAAACTGAGCACCGCGGCACGCGAACTGCGCCAGGTCTATGAACCCCTGGCGCGCGAGGGCAACATCCAGTTCAGCCAGCTCCTGCCGCTGGAGGAGGAGACGCCAGCAGGGACATCCGCCCCCAGCCCTACGGGGACGACAGGAACCACGGGCATCACCCCGACGGCCAAAGAAGATTTACTCAAGAAGCATACGAGGTAGGCGATGCCGATTGACCTTGAAGCGTTACGGGCGGACCCCGCCTTTCAGCAGCTGTCGCCAGCAGACCAGCAGGACGTGCTGGCGACGGCGCAGCAGCGGAATCACGCCGAGGGACAGGCCGTACCCGTTGAGCCAGCGGTGACGGCCCAGACGCCCTCGCCTCTCCAGGCGCTCTGGGGGGCGGTACGTGGCGAGCAGCGCTTGCCTTTCCAGTCCGGGGCGCCAGCCGAAGGCGTGAACGTGGCCGACGTCGCCACGCAGCGCGTACGTGAAAGCCCCTTCGGGCACGTGGTAGGGGCAGCCGTCGAGCCGATGACACAGCCCGCATCGGTGGGTGAAGCGCTGGGAACCATCGTCACACCCTGGTGGGCCAAACCCGTCGGTGGGGCGCTCGGGGCAGCTGGCGGCGAAACCGTGCGGCAGTATCTGGCTGGCGAGCCGATTGACGTGACGAAGATAGGCAAGGAAGCGGCCTGGAGTCTGGGGCCTGAAGTCGTCGAGTCGGCGGGGCGCGGCATCATCCGCCAGTTTGCCCGCAATTCTCCTGGTGGCCAGCGGCTGCGCTTCGAGCACGCGGCCGAGGAATCACGTCAGTTGCCGGAGAAGGTGTTTCAGCCCAAGCCCGCCGACGTCATTTCGGATGCCTTCGAGCAGGTCAGGGCGGCCAAAGTCGATGTGGATGTGGGCGATATCAGCCGCCATCTCTCGACGCTCTCGCCCGGCAAACAGGCTGATATCCTCAATACGCTGGACGCGATTGACCGTACGCACAAAACCGGGGGACGCTACGGGCAACTCTATACCGATCTCATGCAGGGGACGGCTGGCGCGCGTGATATTGGTGCCTTACAGACGATGCGCAGTCATCTGCGGCAGGAAGCCGATCTGCTGGCGGACAAGTCCTCGGAAGCCTATCAGCTCATCAAGAACTTGCAGCGGGCTATCGACGATACCATCGATAACGGCTTCGTCATGAATGCCTCAGCGGCAACGAGCCAGGCCACCCGCGATCTGCTGCATCAGGCACGCAAAGATTATGCGAACCGGATGGCGGCGGATGATCTGGGCGATCTGATCGAAGGCAAGATCACCTCCAGCCCTGACCTGAAGAGTAATACGATTCAAATTCGCGCGCTCTATGATGAGTTGCGTCGTGGCAAGAGCCAGGCCAGTCAGAGTATCAATCGCGCGCTCGATCTGACACCAGGCGCGCGTGACCGTTTTGAGAAAGAGGTGCACACCATTGCCAGGTTGTATGAAAAGATTGAACTGCCGATGACGGACGTGGCTGGCTTCTCGCGCCTGCCTGTGGTGGCGGCCGCGCGCCAGGGTATCGGGCAGATGCTGCTCACGGATCAAGGCCGCACATGGTTGAAGGACACGATCATTGAGGGGCGGGGGCGCTTGTCGCCAAATGCCGTCGCCGTGCTGGTCAATGCAGGACGACGGGAGACGCGGCCTGAACTCACCGGCCGGCCGCGGCCCCAGGGGGCACAGGTGGAATCCTGGTGGGCTCCAGGGGGCTCTGCGCGCCTGACGGATTAGCGCAGCAGTGCCCAGGCCACGCACACGACCGGGCTCAGGGCCAGCCCCAGGGGGATGGTGTATTCAGGATAGAGCCAGCGCGCACACCAGTCGGCACAGCAGTGCAGCGCGCGGCTCAGGGCATCCAGGCCTAGGACGGCGGCGAGGAAGACCGCACCGCCAGCAAGGAGCAGGAGCCAGAACCCGACGACGCCCCAGAAGGTCAGGAGCGTCCAATAGAGCAGAGTCTCGAGTGTGGGCAGCATACGCCCCTCCTAGCGTACCGGCAGGCGTTGCAGGACCTGCCAGGCCAGCGCGAGGACGGAGCCCAGCGTCAGGACATGGAGCGTCAGCATGACGCCTCCCATCCAGAGGACGAGACGCTCTAAGCCATTGATGCGTTCCGCAAGGGTGCCGAGTAAGGAGGTCGAGCCGGCAGCTTCAATCGCCGCGTGTCGGGCTTCGGCTTCAGGAGTGCCCCCAGCTTTGAGGGCATCGTACAATTCGATTTGCATGAGGGACATCGTCCGTCCTCCTAGCGCCCGTTATCGCGGCCGAGCAGGTCCTTGATGGCCGTGAGCGTGAGATCAATATGTTCGATGGTGCGCTGGAGTGCGTCCATGCGCTGCTGGTGCGCATCCATCCGCAGGTGATGCCGCTCGAGCATCTCGGCATAGGCGGTGAGCCAGTGCTGGTGCACGCCGAGGCGTTCCTTGTGGTCAATCAGCGTATCGGCGTGGAGCTGCATGGCACGCTGGAGGAGTTCCAGGGGGGTCGGTGTGGTGTCCATGGCGCGTCCTCCTAGCGCCCGCTGGGCAGGCGGCCCGGCATGGCATCGTGTTCCTGGAGGAAGCGCGTGTGGTCCGCTAAGGCCGTGTCGGCCATGATGATCAGTTTTTCGTGATGGCGCTCGCTCTGCTGCTGGCGTTTTTCGATGCCGTCGAGGACGACCAGGGCATGCGCCGTGACCAGGATAATCGCCAGGCCAAGCAGAATGTAGACAATGAGTTGGGCAAGATCGAGTGGAGACAGTCGCATCACAACCTCCATTCAGGTTGAGTGTTTGGGGCTTGATGCTGAATGGAGCACCGTGCGGGTAGCGAACCCGCGCCCCAAACAACATACTCTTAGTCTATCGTATCGACCGAGACAAGGCAAAACTTTAGCGCAAAGGGTCCAGTGTGGCGCCCAGTACCGACATCACCGTGGTGACGATCATCCCCTGGCCGCTGTTCCAGAGCTTCGTGGATGGCCTGCCCAATATCGGCGGGAAGCTGTATGGCTATGTGCCTTCCACGAGCACTCCGAAGGTGACGTATGCGGACCCCTGGCTCACGGTGCCCAATGCGCAGCCCGTGGTCATGGATGACCAGGGGTCCGCGACCGTATATCTGCGCGGGCTGTACGACCTGCGCCTCTACGATGCCGAGGATGTCCTGCTCTGGAGTGTCGATGCGTACTCATTTGTGAGTAGTGCCCCACCCCCAGATCCGGGAGAGAAAATCGTGGGCTCTGCAGATATCGACGTCACCCCCAGCCCCGGGACGGGCGTGATCAGTATTCCCTCCCTCGTCCCAGCAGGTTTTCGCTGTGAAGGCCTGACCTGGACGATCACCACAGCCTTTGGCACGTCTGGCGGTCTGACAGGCATCCTTCTGGGCGATGCCATTGCCAATGACCGCTGGGCGCACATTACGGATCTGAGCGCCGGGCAAAGCGGTGGACAGGTGTCGTTTCGCTCGGATACCACGCCGGTGGAGCCGATCCCATACGTGATTCTCGCGTCAGCCCTGGGCGGGAACTATGACGCCGTTGGTGGCCTGCACGTCACGGCGTACTTCTCCGCCCTCCCCGCCGACGTGCCATAGGAGGACACGATGCCGAATCTGCATAGCAGTGGTCCAGATACCCTGGCCGAGATGAACGCCCAGCATTTCGACCTCCTCCCCGCCTGTATCGTCTCGACCACCTGGCCCACCGCCCCGGGCAGTGGCCTGACCATTGCCGCGTTCGCCACGCAGGGCTATGTCCGCAAGGGCAGCCTGCTCAGTTACGTCGATCAACCCGCGCGCGCCATCACCTTGCCCAGCGCGGCCGGCACCTACTACCTGGCCCTCACCACCGACACCCACAGTACGCCGGGGAGTTTTACCCGGGTGCCTGGGAGCCACTACGCCTATCTCCAGAGCGCCAGTGCGCCGACGTACCCGGACGGCACCACGCCGATTGCCTCAGCCGTGGTCAGTGGCGGGAACATCACGGCGGTGGATACCGCGCCAGCCCTGACGCCGCCGCTGTCGCGCCAGACGGCCGACGCGGTGGCGATTACGGGGGGGAGTGCCACGGGGCTCTCAACGGTGCGCAGCACGTATGACATGCAGGCGCTCCAGTTCGATGGCCTGGCGACCGCGCTGACGGACATCGCCTCCTTTGCGGGGCACAAGATGGCCGGCACGAATCGCTGGAATCTCTACTGCGACGGCACCGCCAACAACTACCTCCAGGGGCCGCTGTCGCTCGCCGCCGCGACCCCGGACGCCAACTGTCAGTTGTTCATTCGCTTTCGCCATGACTCGATCACGGGCATCCTCCTGCGGCCCCTCGATGGCGATAGCGGCTCCTTTCAGCCGCTGGTGTTCCTCAATCAGGCCGGGGGCGTGGTGGGCTCGATCAGTACCACGGCCACCGCGACGGCGTACAATACGTCCTCAGATGTTAGGCTGAAATTTGGCGTGACCGCACTCACTGGAGCGCTGGAGGTGGTGACGAAGCTTCGGCCGGTGCGCTTTCGCTGGAACTATGACGACAGCAGTGGCATCGGTTTCCTTGCCCATGAAGCCCAGGCCGTGATTCCCGAGAGCGTGACGGGCCTGCCTGATCAAGTTGACGCAAATGGTCAAATAATCCCTCAAGGAATGGACCACTCAAAATTAGTGCCATGGCTCGTTGGAGCCCTCCAAGAAGTCACCCAACGTCTCGAAGCGCTGGAAAGCGCGCTAGGAGTCTAAGATGCCGATGGATCAACTGGAGCGTGACACGGTGGCCAAGATGTCGGCGATCTGTAAAGAAGTGCTGGCCAGTCTCGAACCACGACTGCACGCGCTCAACGAGATTTATAACGCCAGTGGCACGGGCGTGAGTAGCACCTTGAGCCAGGCAGAGATGGACGAAGAACCTGCCCTCGCCGGTCTCCAGAAGACGACCCTGGACGACGCAGCGTATGGGCTGACGGCGCAGGTCCTCCCGGCGATCACGGCCGCGTATGCCGCGCTGGCCGCCGTGGGTGCGCGCAATCTATGACCGCCGCCACCCTCCTCGCCGAACACACCCAGGCGCTCGACGCCGTGCTGTTGCGTTTGCGCGTCTTGGAACAGGAGACACAGACCTTGTTCCAACAGCGCTTGCGATTGGAAGGGGCCGTGCAGGCGCTTCAGGCGCTCGTGGACGCGTCCAGCACGCCGGAGGTCTGTGTGTGCAGCCAGGATGGCACGACGCCGCTGGTGGCACGCTAGGAGCCCCCTATGCCCCTCCTGCTGCTCCTCGCCTGCTGCCTGCTCGGGTGTGGGGGCGTGCGCAGCATCGAGCGGGAAGGCTGTCCGCCGGCCACGCGGGTCTATACCGTGTGGTCGACCATCCAGACCGTTACGCAGAGTCCGCCG